ATATCGAATCGTCTATTCCCCCGGCATTAGACGAAGGCTTGAGAGCCACTGTCATTGTCAGCACTCCGGAAGCGTTGGGAACTGGCGCCAGTATCGATGATGCCGGGCTACCCAGAATGAATACCGGTGTGCCTGTCTGATCGCCCCAATTTGCGATCCGCTTATCCGCTTCAGCGCCAGGAAAATTCATGTTTCTGCCATCCAGTTCCGCATGTACGATAGCATGTACCACGGCTTCGGTTGGCGGTGCAAACGCATATGAAGCAGTGTTTGGTATTACAGGTATATCCGGATGGCGATATTTCCATGCCAACGAACGCTCGCAGAAGAAAATGGCAGCCTGGCGCAATGCGACATCCATAGCAGCGAGTGGGCAGCCCGGAACATCTTGCATCGCCAGGTCATAGAAATCGCTCCAGGATTTCATGGTTGTGCCTCGGTTGCGAATAATTGCACGAATGCTGCGGCACGCCCTGAGTTCACATGCTCATCGTCGGTCATTTCAGCCCGTGCCGTTATGTAATCGGCGAGGGTCTGGACATAGCAGGGGGCTAGCGGAAATGCATCGTCAAGCGCGGCATTCCCGGCGGGCAGGTTGTCGAATTGCCCTATGAACAGGTCGGGTCTTCGCTTGAGAATCTGCAATATCCCATGATTTGCATAAATCAACAGGGCGATATCTGAATATCTCGCCTTGTCATCATCATTGAGCGGCATGCGAGCCAGATCGATCACGGATTTATACGTGAAAGCCATTATTCGGCTTCAGCCTGATGTTTTCCGAACAGTGCCACGACCTTATGCCGCAGCACGGTTTCGCTTAGACGCCTATCCAGCCGCTCGTTATATTCGCGCTCGGCGAACTGAACCAATGCAGCTTTATCCATGGCGTGGAAATCGATAACCGGAAGCGGCTCTTCCACAGCTTTTTCTTCCTTCTCCAGCCCAATAGGCTGCCCGTCCACTCGTTCCTCTGTATCAACCTTTATCCAGGTATCCGCGTAATGCATCAGGCGTTCCGCTACCTCGGCGGTTACGTTGCGCACTTGCCCGGGCTCCCAATGCAGGCCCACGGCACGGACACTGTCGTGCTTGTTGCATTTACCGATGTACTGTACTTGCATTTAAAACCCCAATAAAAAAGGGCGCCCCCTTTTTCCGGCAGGCGCCCGCTTCATCATCGTTTCAGGAAATCGTTACTTGACGCCCAATGCGTCGCCCTTGACGATTGACGTCACCTTGCCGGAAGTAAAGGTCGCGGCCGCTGCGGTCAGCGTCACGATCAGATACACTGGCTTGTCGAACTTGATGGGCTGGAATGCGAGCGAAGTACGGCCGGCTGCATTGAGGAACGTCTTGCCAGCGGCCGCAAAGTAATCATCAACCGCCGTGGGGCCATCAGCCGAATTGACCGGCGAATAGCCCACCTTGCAGGCGATGGTAGGGGCGCCGTTGCTGTCCAGGTCATCATTTACAATGTCCACGTCCGTCACCATTACCCCGGCAGGAATCAGCATGGGATAATACATATCGCCGGATGCGCCAGCGGTTGGGGTAACAGTGCCGAACCCAACCCAGCCATTCCCATAACCGCCCATGAAGCGGTCTCGATTCAGGTCGTTTGCCTTGAAAGTTGCCACTAAAAATTCTCCTTTTAAATAGGAAGACTAGCGGGACGCTTGAGTCCCGCTCATATGAGAATGACTTACAGCGGAACTGCGGAGTCGACAGCAATGACGCCAAAGTCGGTCGGAACCTTGGAGCCGGTTCCATCATCAATCGACATCCGTATCTTCGCGTGGCCGCAAACCTTCTCGCCCATGACTTCAAGATTGCTCTCGAAGTTGTACCAATGTTCTTTCCAGCCGTATTGCATGCCGCTTACCTTGGTCCTGCCGTAGGCAATGCCGAGAGCCTGGGCCCCGAGCAACAGGCCACGCTCGACGGCATAACCGGCCGTCAACGCCGGATTTATCTGCTGATCCATTTCGGCGGCGGTCATGGCATTTGCCGAAGTAACGACCTTGGTGTAGTCTCCCGGCAGGAAACGGATAGCACGCTCGTTCTTGATCACGAGAATGCCGTTCCACATGCCGACTTCGCCCGCAAATAGCGGATGGCGGACGTCCAGATAGGCTGCGCGGTTTACTGCATTTTGCTGAAATGCGCGTAGCGAACCTTCGGTAAGCAGCACCGAGTACTGATTCGGCGTCGCAAGAAACACCCACATCTTCGAAGTCTGGGCAGCCCGGTCGCCCCCGAGCTGGACCGATTGCAACGGTTGATCCATGTCATCCAGCTTCTTGCGCAGCAGATCAAGATGAACCAGTTTCAACGCATCTGTGGAAACGACAGAGCTCAATTGCTGGCCCCCAGGAGTCAATCCTGCTCCGTTTACCACGAAATGGCGGTTGTAGGTAGGCGCCTTTACCGGGTTGACCATAACGGAGGCGAAACTTGAAGCGCTTTGAAGCGGAATAGTCCAATCCGCTCCGGTTTGCGAACCGCGTGCCCCCGCCAGATGCACGAGCGAAGTCTGCGATGCAAGCCGGGGGAAATAACCGGACAGTTGCGCCAGCGCAATTTCACGCAACTGGTGCTTGGTACGCTGTTGCGACATGCTGCCGCCGGCATCAACCACCTTGCTGGACAGATCGATCCTGATGTCCATTGAGGAGAACGAGAGCGCGCTGCCGCGGCCTTCACGGTTAACGTCGCCCATGAGCGGTTCACCGCCGATGGTGTCGACGAGATCGAGTGACACAGTGTCACCCGCGTTTTTCGTCAGGTTGTCGATGCGCACGATAGGCATGCCGGGCTGCGTCTGTCCCGCCATCTTTTCCATCGCGGCAGTCGGTTCAACCGGCCCGGACAGATTCTCCATCGCTGTTGCGCCCTTCAGCGTATTGGCGAAGAGTGCAGCGCTATAGTGCTTGACGGCGAGTGAACTGCCGCTTCCTACGTTGGTTTCAGCCATTTAAAAATCCTTAATCAAGTTCGGCTCTCAGGGCTGCCGCCTTGTGAGCGGGCATGCTCATCAGTTTTCTGGTCAGCTCATGCGGACTCATCGCACCGATCTCATCGCTCGCTGTTGCGGGCGCACCGCCATGAATATCCGAAAGGGTTGTGGGTTTCCTTGCCGGAGCCTTTTCCAGCTTTACTTTCGCTTCAGCTTTAATTGTCTCCGGGTCGGGTTGTTTTTGTGGCAAGGAGGCTTCAGGCATGATGGCCTTGACACGGCGGACAACTTCATCGAACCGCTCCCCGTACGGCTTATTAGCCCATTTGGAGTTGGTTCTCAAAATCTCATCCTGTCTCAAGGCTTCATCCCACGCTTCCGGATCGCTGCTTTCCCAATGCACCAGGTCGGGATTGTTATCCTTTGCTTCGGCGACCTGCTCGGCAACGCTCAACTGCTCCATGCGCTCGGATTCCTCTCTTTCCTTCTCTCTTTCGCGCTTTAATTCCTCAAGCGTCTGCTCCAGCTTTTCGCTTTGCTTTCGGCCTCCTTCGAGTACGGCACTGATCACTTGGTGAAGCTCAGGCATATCGTCCTTGAGTGTTTCCAGATGCCTGGCGATGGCGTGATCCGCCTCGGCCATGTCTGTTTTGCTCGTGGCCTCATCCTTTTGCTTCATAAGCTCCTCAAGCTTGCTACGGGTGGCCCGTGCGGCCTGTAACTGCTCGCGCAGCACTGAATTCTCCACCCGCAGCGCTTTGTGCTTTTCATAAGGAATGATTCCTTTGCCGCTCTTGTTCAGAACAAGCGGCTCATCCTCATCCCCATCGACAGGAGCGGCTTCAGGTGCGCTTTGCTGTGCTTCCCGTTTGAGCTGATCTCCGGCCTTTTCCTCTGGCGCTTCCTTTGGTGCCTCCTGCGCACCTAGAATTTCACCGAGCCTGCCCGGATCGTTTTCCAGGATCTCGATTTGTTCCGGCGTCAGGTTTGCAACTTGTTCATCCGTAAGCTGATCTACTTCCATTGCCCGTTTTCTCCAACTGCTTTACCCAGTGAGCGGGCCTGCGTGATGCAGGGTTAATAAAAACTTCAGTATCGCCGTGAGCGCGTCGCCAATCTTTCGGTTGTGCGAAAAAGCCAATAAAAAAGCCGCCCGAAGGCGGCTTAGTGTTTTATTCTCTAGATAAAAATCAGATGATGGATAATCCACCGGGAGTGTAGTAACCAACCCTGCCATCGGTAAAGATATACGCCGCCTGAATCTTTCCGCTCATCAGCAATTCCCTGATGCGTTCCCGGTAGCTCACAATTCCGGTACGCTTGATACCCATCGTAGGCTCGTCATACTGAAAATAAAATGTCCTTGCGACCCCTTTCGCGGCCTGGATGATCATGCTGCGAGCTATGAATAGTTTTGCTGCGTACACTGACATCGCACTCACATCAGGGGAAATAGGCGCACTCTCTGTATCCCAAAGCTCTTTGTCAGAGACGCCAGCTGTTGTCATTGCGGCTTTTACCCGGTCAATCATCTGCGACATTTTTGTAATGTCGTTGCCGCCAATGTACAAGTGTACGCCGACAATATCGATCCAGTTTTTCATCGGGGTGTTTCCGGCATCCCCACTGGATGCGGCTAGCATCCCCGTGAAGTATTGTTCCGCGGTTCCTCCCGGCGTTGTGGCCCAGACAGTTGTCGCTGGGCAAATAATCTTTGCGCCTGGGTCGATTGCCTTAATCGCCTGATTCGCCCGCCGTACTATCTCGGCCAGCTTTGCATGCGTGCCAGAGAAAAAGGCGTATGTGCCGGTTGCCCCTGTACCGTCATTTTGGTAATTCGGCTCGTTCCAGACTTCGTAATACTTGATCTTGCCCTTATAGCGCGCTGCGACCTTTGCGCAAAACCGGTCCCATTTGGACATATCCGAAGGCTCGGCAGTAATCCCGCGGTTATATTGATATGGCTCCGGATCTTGATCTGAATAGGCATTGCGCTCCGTAGGTCTTGCTGACGCCCACTGCGGCGTGCCGAATAGGGTGAATAAGATGTCCCGGCCCGCTGCGTAGTGGGCATTGACCCAATTGTCCAATACGTCAAAATCCCACACGTTATCGCTCGGCTCAATATATTGCCAACGGGTTTTACCGTTAGCTAGGTCGTGAGAGCGGACTGCGCCTATCGAACATTCGGATTCATTATTGTTTTCCCGATACTTGATGTGCGACCCGAAAAATTTTTCATCACGCTGCACCGGAGACGCGGTCAGAGGCGCAACAGGAAGATTGGGGATCGCCAGCACATTAGCGTCGAATCCAGCGAAATCCCGCTCCAGACAAAATGTAGCCCGACTACCAGTGAAATGTGCTCCATAATGCTTCGCCGGGTACTGTTCAGCCTTGCCGTTTGTTATGTTAAAGTCAGTCATTTGCCGGGGTAGTACCAGATAGAATAGCCAATCAAGGTGATCTGCTCGGATGCCACGTTCGTGCTCCAATTGCAGCGAAAATCTATAGTCACATCCTGAGTTGTGTCAACTGCCGTTGTAATTGCGGCGCCAGAGCCGAACGCGGTACTGTTAAGTGCGGTTTGCGACACTAAACTGTTTGCGTTTTTGATAGCTAACATGAAA